GTTTCCTCCCTATGACCTTGATGGTCCACACTGTCATCGTTGTAATTGGAAACTTCCAAGTCTTTCTCGAAAGAAAAGACCGGTTTGTCTCACCAACAACCTAGGTATATGAGTTTAATTCGACTCATTTTACCGAAATCTTCCTGAATTCAAAATAATCCATGTAAAAGGCGGCTGCTAGCCAAGGGCCAAAAGCCAAAGGCAGCACGTCTCGGAGCGAAAGCTCTCAAGAACGAGACACCCAAGTACAGGATAAAATTTGAACGCAGACCGAATTCGGATCGGCTATACCGTGATAGCCTATTTGACGAGAGAAACGATCAACTGATCGGTTTTACTCGTTGTTTAACGGTTCTTTTGCAAAAGTGGAAAATTGATTGTAATCCACATACGCTAAAGACGTACCTAACCCAACAAATGGATGGAATTGAACTGTGCGACATGCCTTCAGCTTTTAAGCTAGGACTTGCCACTCTATTCTCCAAACAAATGGATCAGGAACTTCCCGAAGGTTCTGATTCTGCAATCAACCTTTTTCCTCACCGCAAACTCCATTATATCAAGAGTACTATCCACAAGTCTTTTACTCGCAAAATCAAATTTTATTTTGATCTTCTGCAATGTAAAGTTCTTGCTAACGAAGTACCTCGATCTATGATTGAGAATGCGTATATCAAACATGCAAAGTGTCTTTCTAAAGATGCTCCTATTATTGAGACAGAAGTTCTAGAAGATTTTGAATCTTTCATAACTGAATATCTCGATCAACTCCCGGATACTCTTCCCGATACTAAGTTAGCTCCAAATAAAGCTTACTTATTTTGGAAAAGAGATTCCGGAGGTTGTCATAGTGCACTTAAGAGAAACGTTTGTTCGTTTGATTACAGGAAATGTTCTCCCCGTATAATGCCTACTGTTATGCATCTTGAAGGTAATCCAGGTATTGGAAAGTCTTTAATCTTCTCACTTATGGAGAAAGAGTTTAAAAAGATTTTCAATACTGAAGAAGCTTTCTTTTGTAGATCGAGCAATTCGAAACATTGGGATGGATATAGTCAACAGCCTGTTGTAGGCGTTGATGATTTCTTTTCCATTGAATCGGCAAACTCAGAACCACAAGATAGCTCTTCTGAATTCCTTCAGATGGCATCAACGGTGCATTTTCAACCTCCCATGGCTAGTCTATCGGATAAGGGTCTTCCCTTTAATAGTCCGATTATACTAGTATCTTCAAACAATCTTAACGCACAGCTGTCCGCAAAAAGTAAATTTACGTGTCCAGCTGCTGTTTCTCGTAGATTGGAGTTAAATTTTAGATTAACCAAAGAAAATGGTTATACTAGATTAACTCCCGTTAAGTTTGAACAAGATTATGTAAATTCTCCTAATTGGCCGGGTAATCACGCGGTCTATCAGACAGAAAATTCATATCTTGTGAAGAATGAGGATCTACCTCGTCATCTTGTTAGCCTGATAATGAAGGAATACCAAAATAAAATTGATTTTTATAATGGTCTCTTTTCAGAATCGGTCACTCAAGCTATCCAAGGATCAAAGAAAGAGTATTATTACTCTTATCCTAAAAATCCTAAAGATATTGACTTGGTAGAGGCTTATGCAATCCCGGAACCTTTAAAGGTACGGATGATTACAAAAGGCCATCCTCTTACATGGGCGTTGAAGCCTCTTCAGCTTGCGCTGTTTGAGGCACTTAAACACTTTCCCATCTTTGAACCATGTTGGGATCCTGACTATGACGCGAGTCGTTTTCATCAATTGGGACAACTATCGGTATCTGGTGATTATTCATCAGCGACCGATGGTCTCAATCAAAGATTAACTCGTATTGTTGGAAGAAAACTAGCTGAGAAATATCCAGAACTTTCTGAATATATTTTAGCTGGGACTTCCAGTCATAGGGTTCTTTATAACAAGAGATTGCAATCTGAAGTCTTTTCCAGTTTTACTGTAGATGACTCAATTTGCAATTCTGTTATTCAGAACAATGGACAACTCATGGGTTCTCTTCTTTCTTTTCCAATCTTATGTCTAGTTAATGCCTTTTCACTCGCGAGAGTTCGAAAGCAAAAATTGACAGAGTTGGATTGTCTGATTCATGGTGATGATATCACTTTTGTTTCAGAGGAAGAAGAAATTAAAGAATGGAAGGCATTCGCAAGTTCATTAGGACTTGAACCATCGGTCGGAAAGAATTATCAATCTTCTCGATGGTTCACCATTGATTCCAAGCTATTTGTTGATGGAAAACCTTACGGTAATTCCCTTTTCAAATGGTTAGGAAAACCCTCTGGAATTGATCAAATTTCCACACTCCTTGAAAAGGGAATGAAGAAATCGACAGTTGTTTTCTTTTATAGAAGACTACTTAATCAATCTAGAAGATCAATGGATGTTCCTTTGAACTTTGGTGGACTTGGTCCTGTTTCCTCATCTCATGAGTTTGATACAACTACTTCATACACGATTTATCGTGGACGAGTGTTAAAATCATATCCTTTTAGGAGAAACGGATTAATCCGAATGCCAAGATCGTGTTTACGACTTGGAGATGAATTGGTTGATTCATCATTTGAGGTTGACAAACCTCAGAAAGAAGTCAAAACTCCTAATTCTCTTGTCTTTGAACTTGAGGCTTTTGCAAGTCTCAGAAAAGTTCTAGATTTAAAGAAGAAAGATAGTTCTGTAGATTCCTTGGACATTATTCATAATACTCCAAAGAGTCTCGACTTATTTTCTGATTTTGTCGACATTCCATATTCTTCTAACAGATTAGATGAAGCTCGTCAGAGTTTCATTAAACTGTTCTACGATAAGTACTTTGAAAATCATTTTATGAGTAATTACTCAGGAGTGATTAACAAAGAAGTACTTAAAGTCGACGAAGAAGAATTTACTATTTTAGTAACTCCTCCAGATATTGGAAAACCTGCCAAACAATTTGGTCAAACTCGTAATTGTACATCAATGTGCAAATTTGGAGTTCATCATAATTGTGGCTATTTTCGTCAATAGAGGATTATTTGAACAATAAATTCCATGAACGCGTTGGGCGTCAGTTAAATAACGTTTAATTCTGATTGAGAGATAATATCTTCTCGAGCAAAAGAAACGAAATTGGACTGCGG